GAAAAAAGTAATGGCGCTGCAGGAACAAGAGTTCGTAAAGCAATGCAAACTATTAAGACCTTGGCGCAAGATGTGAGAACTCATATCTCTGAAGCTAAAAATGCTTAAAACAAAATTAAGGTTCCTTACAGCAATTAAAACTCTATAAGAAAACCGGCGTCGAAAGACAATTGTAGGTTCGAGTCCTACCTCCCAACTTGTTGTGGAGTGGTGAAATTGGTAGACACTCTGGTCAAAAGAAATGGAACCTGTTAAAATATTTTAAAGGATACGTTCAGCAAACTAACAAACTTGACTTTTATTCAAACAACTAGTTATCCTGTAAATTTTTATCATGATTATTTATAATAATATATAAATAAAAATACATTATTATAATGGCAATCGTTTATCAGCATAAAACTATTAAAGATGGAACAATATTCTATGTAGGAATCGGTACCAAAATAAATAGAGCTTATGATTTTAATAATAGAGGTAAATTCTGGAAGGACTTTACAAAAAATCATGAATTTGAAGTTGAGATTATTCATGAAAATATAACTTACGATGAAGCTAAAGAAATTGAAAAAGCACTAATTCTTAAATTAGGTCGAAGGGATCGAAATAATGGAAATCTAGTTAATCAAACCGATGGAGGTGATGGAACACTTGGAGTTATCAGAATTTTTTCGGATAGCGCTAAATTAAAAATAAGCGTTAATAATGGAATGCATAATGAATCTGTTAAAGAAAAACATAAAAATTCTTTAAATAGACCAGAAACAAAAGAAAAGCAAAGATTAGCAAAATTAGGTGTACAAAGAAAAAGAATTTTATGTACAAAATGCAATAATGAAATCTCTGACAATAATTATACAAGGCATATAAATGTCTATTGTAAACAAAAATAGCTAAGGATGTAATAACATCTGAAACCGCTTCGCGTTAAGGTATCAAGTAGTGGCGTGCGGTAGCGATGAAACAGTCGCTGGGTCTTTCAGAACAAGACATAAAAGAATTCGAAACCTTGGAAGCAATTCCTAAAACTACCACTGAAGGTGCTTGCGGTGACCTTCTAAAAACTAAAGTGTGTCTTGGTACGCTCTGAAGCAATTCAACGACAAGGTCTCGGTAGGCAGAAGGCCTCTGACCTACCCAAACTAAAGGGACTCTGTAAAGGGTCCCTTTTTTAATTCGAAACAAATCTAAAAAATAGAATATAAATATAAAAATTAGCACTATGAAAAATGCACTATTATATTGGCCTCGATTCTTTAAAGAGGCATGGATTACCCGTAAATATTACAAAGCAGTTAAGGCCGTCGAGCCAGAACTAACCGCTGCCGGACTTAGAGTTGACATGATTGGTCGAATCTATGGTGTTGTTGAAATTCAAAATGAATTTTTAAATCAACCTGATTTGGTACAACAATCGATAGTGTTTCAACAATTAGGACCAATCAATGATATTTTAATCAAATACGGACTTTCAGACCTTTCATATCCTGAAATAAGTAAAATTCCAGGAAGTGCTCAATACCTTGTAGTACTCTATCCTGATAATGATTACTTTACATGGACTGCCGTTGTCAGAAATATATTATTTGCCGGAATCCTAACTGGAGTTGGATATTTTATCAATTGGATAATTTCCATGTTTTAATGGAATCTATTGAACGGGTAGAAATCAATGGTCGTAGATATTACAGAGTAACCTCAAATGGTATTGTGCTTGGAACCTATCCAAGCATGACAACAATCCTTGGAAATACAAAGGACCAAAGCGGACTGGACGAATGGCGAGACAAGATTGGGCATGAAGAGGCAGATAGAATCTCAAATCTATCGATGAATCGAGGAACTATAATGCACCGTCTCTTGGAATTATACAAAGGACTCGAAGGTACGCCGAATCAACGACTATCCCAATTGATATTCATATCAAAGACGGATGTAGAAGTCAACCAGTTCAATGAGGATCCCTCAGGAGAGACATGGTTGAAGGCTGGTTGGGAATTCTTTCTGAAGTTCTGGACACATCATCCGGATTTCTTTGATAGAGTGGTTAAGGTCCTAGCGGCTGAGAAATTTATATGGTCCGGAAGGGGTTATGCAGGAACATTGGATAATGCTTCCGAAATGGTTGGAAACAAAATCTTAATTATAGACTATAAGAATAGTCGAAAGCCCAAACGGGACGAGTGGATAGAAGATTATTTTTGTCAAGTTGCCGGTTATGCAATTGCATTTTGGGAAAGAACTGGAAATGTACCAAGTGGAGGAGAGATTTGGATAGCAAATGAACTGGAAGACAAGCCACAAATATTTACATTAACACAAAGTGACATAAAGCATTACTTTAAAGAATTTATGAAACGATTAAATCAATATAATGAAGAAAACAAAACAATTGAAGAAAAATAAGGAGTTCTTATATAACTACCTTAATGCATATGCTCCAGTTGCCCAAGAAACAGAGGGTCAAAAAGTATGGTTGGATTATGTTAGGCCGCTAGTAGATGGAAATGTAAAAATCGATGCTTATGGTACGGCCTATGCAGTCTTCCGCGGTAAAACAAAATCTGGACAAGGTTTAGAACCATGGACTCCTAAAGTTGTAATTGAAGCGCATTGTGACGAAATTGCATGGATTATTACAAACATTGAAAGTGATGGAATGATCCGGGTAAAAAGACATGGTGGAAGCGACAATATGATTGCACCTTCCAAGACGGTAATGATACACACACATGAAGGCAAGAAATTGCGCGGACTTTTTGGATGGCCAGCAATTCATACCCGAAAAGAATACACTTCAATGGGATATAATCCAGAAGAACTATGGGTTGATATGGGTCTTAAAGACAAGGAGGCTGTTGTAAAAGCTGGAGTTGAAATTGGAAACTTAATCACATTTGACACTCAATTAGAGGAGATTGGAGACTATTACGTAGGACGTTCATTAGATAATAAGATTGGTGGTTATATTATTGCCGAAGCACTAAGAAAACTTGTAGAAGAGGATGCACATTTACCATATGACCTATATGTAGTAAATTCTGTTCAAGAAGAGGTAGGACTCCATGGTGCCACCCTAATTGCAAAAACACTACAAGCAGACCTTGCCCTAGTGCATGATGTATGTCACGCAACCGATACTCCTAAAATTGACAAGGCAAAAGATGGAGATAATAAAGGTGGAGATGGTCCATGTCTAGAGTATACTGCACAAAACCACCGAAAAATTAATAAAATGCTGAGAGAGGTTGCAAAAGAGGCTAAGATTCCGGTACAATTGACGGTCGGTTCAATGGGTAATGATACTATGTCGTTCTTTTTAGAGGGTACACCAACTGCAATCTTGGCGACTCCGTTACGATATATGCATACAACATGCGAAATGGCCCACAAAGAGGACGTTAAATATGCTATACGATTATTTGTTGAGTTTTTAAAAGCATTAACTCCTGGAAAGATAAAAGAAATAAATAATAAATAATCTATAAGGTCCTTGGTAGAAAGATATATTTGGTCGTTCTTTTATTTCACGTTCATATCCAAGGACCTTTCTTTTAAGCTTCATAAAAAATAAAGATATATATTATAACGACTAAATATATTTTAAAATTATGAACAAATATCACTATGTATATAGGATTACCAACACAAAACTCAGCAAACATTATTACGGTGTAAGAACTTCAAAGATAGAACCATCTAAAGATTTAGGTGTCAAATATTTTTCAAGTTCATCAGACATTGAATTCAGAAATGATCAGAAAAACAATCCACAAGATTATAAGTATGTTATTGTCTCCGTTTTTAATTCTCGAGAAGAAGCCGCTGAACTTGAAATAATTTTACATTCAAAATTTAAGGTTGATGTTAATGAATCATTCTACAATAAGGCAAAAGCGTTACACGGTGGTTTTCAGGCTGAAATGACAGATGAGGTCCGAGAAAAAATAAGACAAGTGCATATTGGAAATAAATATGCCAAAGGTAAAAAGCTGTCACAAGAGCACAAAGATAATATTAAAAAGGGAATGATTGGAACTGTAGTTATGCCCGAATGGTACATAGAACATTCTAGAAAATTAATGAAGGCATATAAATGGTATCACAATCCTTTAAATGAAGATGCAACCAGACTAGACCCAACCGGTATAATTCCGGAAGGATGGATTAAAGGTATGGGTCCAAAAAATAAATCTCAATGTCCTCACTGTAATTTGATAGGCGCAAATAAAGCGGTTATGTCAAGATGGCACTTTGACAATTGTAAAAAGAAACAATAGAACGATTCTTAATATAATCCCTAACACCTGCAAAAATAAAAGAGATAAATAATAAATAATAAAACTAACAATTATGAACAAAATTAATCAATTTTTTGCAACACACGGTTCTAAAGTAATTGCAGTGCTACTAGTACTTGTATATTTTAAATCATGTAGCATTGACTCTGAGGTTACAACCTTAAAGAAAGTTAATAAGGCAAACACTGAAATCATTAATCAACTTCCAACATCAAAGGATGTTAAAATTGAAGGATTAAATGCTGAGAAGCGAATGATTCAAGCAACAGACAGAAAAATTCTAGATGTTCAAAGACAAAATCAAATCGAAGCAGAAATAGAGGCATTGCAGAAATCTAAGTAATGGCTATTGAGAAAAGAACCCAAGGATTTGGCAGCGATCTAGCGAAAGCTGCCAGATTTGTTAGAGCCGACATTGCAGCCGATAGGATTGCAAAGGCCTTGGGTTATGAAGATTGTGGATGCGCTGGTCGAGCTGAGGCCCTAGATAATCCGGATCTATTAGTTAATAAGATTTTTTATAAAAAACAAGAAGACGATGAAATCAACAAAGAGCAAGGCAGTTAATAGATTTATAATTGGAACATTCGTTTCACTTTACCTATTGGTGAGTATCATATCAACAATTCACGTGGTTGACTTTTTTAGGTTATCAAATCCTGAATGGTTAGCAATATCATTAGCAATTGGATTTGAATTAGGAGCTGCTGCTTCCCTAGCCGCACTAATTACCCTAGAAAAAATGAATAAAAACATAGTATGGGGTCTATTTATTTTAATCACTGGAATGCAAATGCAAGGAAACATGTACTATGCATATACAAACATTAAAGATTACCAAGGATGGGTAGAATTATTTAACCTGGTAGAATGGGAACCTATAGCACAAAAAAGATTACTTGCAGGTGTTTCAGGAGCAATCTTACCACTTGTAGCACTTGGGTTTATTAAATCATTGGTAGATTATATTAAACCGGAAGATGTAGTAGAAGTTGGACATCATGTCCAACCAAGTGTCCAACCTGAACCAAAATTAGAGGAAACGGTTGAATCGATGAGAAATGTTGTAGAATCTTATGATGATTTACAAGAAGAGATGGATGAATGGGAAAGGGCTTCTCTTGAAGATTTTATTGATGAAGAGGATTTAATTGAAGAACTTCCAAAATTTGAAATTGACGTTGACGTTATAAATGTCAGTGAAGAATTTTTAGAAGGACCTACAGGAAATAATGGTCCTGATGATTCTGGATTAATAGGTAGAGTTGGAGAAACTAGAACCGTAACAACACCTGATGTTATGCAAGTATATGATAACGCACATAGAAACTTTGTATCTATTAAAGAAAAAAATGTATGCTAATTGAAGTCCTATTTGAAAAGGTAAAACTACCAAAACCATACGTTAGTAAAAAAATAGATGCAACAACATTACGTGCAGTCCTTGATTCAACCTATCAAACTGCATATAGACTCTATTTAATAGCAAATGGTATTAAAGAACTTCAAAAGTTTGCTTCAATATCAAGCGACGAGTATTTACTAACTGCAAATGTTGTAACTGAATGTGGATTTATTGGAGAGGCTAAAAGTCAAATTTGGAATGTAATTCACCTACAACAACTTTTACTTAAAAAACCAAAGTTTATTGTGAGATGCGAATTAGTTCATCTTATGTCTAATAAAACAGTTTATAGATGTATTTTTGAACATAAGAATCCTGAAGAGATTTACAACCAAGTACAAGAATGTATAGATAATTTAAAAAACATACTAGAATGAGAAATTTATTAAAAAGAGGTGACAGCGGAGAAGATGTTAAGTTGTTACAAAAAGCCTTAGGTGTTAAAGTTGATGGAACTTTTGGACCTGGAACAGATTTAGCAGTTAAGAACTTTCAAGGGAGCCATGGATTGGCGATTGATGGACTTGTTGGTCCAACTACACAGAAATTAATTTTTGGTGCTGAACTTGAAAAACATCTGGACAGTGAAATTACATTAAATGCCTTTGATATTTATTATCTTGACAAAGATGAGTACCATGCAGGTCCTAATAAACCTGAGTACTTATTCCTGCATCATACTGCCGGAGGAGAAAATCCAATTGCCGTAGTAGACCAATGGAATGATGATACTCGAGGTAGAATTGGAACTGAGTTCCTAATTGGAGGACCATCAGTTAATGGTAAAAGTACAAAATATGATGGAGTTATTGTAAAATGTATGCCTGATGGAGGGTTTGGAGCACACCTAGGAGATAATGGTTCTCAAAGCATGCATAATAATTCAGTTGGAATTGAAGTATGTAACTTTGGACCCTTAACAAAAGTTGGAAATGTTTACAAAACTTATGTTGGAACAATAGTTCATCCAGACCAAGTATGCGACCTTGGATTCAAATTCAGAGGTGCACAATATTACCATAAATATTCAGAGGCTCAAATCGAGGCACTTAGAGAACTTATACTATTCATTAAGGAACGTAATGGTATTAATATCAAAAAAGGACTTGTTGAATGGTTAACCACTAAAACACCAAATGAAGCATTTGAATTTAGTAAAGATGCATGGGCCGGAAAAGTGAAAGGAATATTGACTCATACAAACACAAGACGTGACAAGACTGATATGTCGCCACAACCGGAATTAATTAAAATGTTAAAATCGCTATAGGGTGAAACAAACCTAAAAAATATTATATAATAATTTTAAATCAAAACAAATCAAAATGGAAAAACAAAGTGTATTAGACCAAAATCCAGAATCTGAAAGAGTATTTGGACCAGATTCAGCTCTAGTAAATGAAGGACCTCAAGCTGAGAACCCAACAAAAGGACCTGCAGTTGAAGAAATCACTCCAATCTTCGATCAAATTGAAGGTATGGACCAAAATGGTGCAGTAAATGTATTAATCCAAGCTGCTCAAATGGCACAATCTTCTGGAGCTCTTACCGTAAGAGATTCAGTTATGATTGCTAAAGCAATTTCAGTACTACAGCCTGGTTCTATATAAGAATCATCCCGGATTAGAATTTAAAGAGACCTTAAGCAATTAAGGTCTTTTTTGTTTTTAAATCGTTAATAAATATAATGAAACAAATAGGACCAAACCTATATAAATTATAAATCTAAAGAATGGAAACAATTAAAACATCCGTCAAAGAATTCTTAAGCTGCTTCAAACAATTTTCATTTAACGTAATCAATAAGGAAAAGGCTCCTGAAAATACTAAGGTTAATAGAGACACAGAATCTTACAAGCAATCCGATTCACATTTATATAGAATGTTACAATCTGCAAAAAAGGAACTAGCCGCTGCAAGAAAATTATATAAACATGGTAAGATTACTACAGATGAACTTTTTGATTATGAATGGAGAGTAACAGAATTGGAACAAGAAATTAAAGACCTCAAAGATTTTACAGACAACGAAAGCGTTTAATTTTTAAATATTATATAATGGTTAACAAAATCAAGGCAATCTTTGCCGCAATCGGCTCTATTGGAGTCTTAATGTTCGTAGTTAGTGCCTTTCTATGGATTTTTACAAACTATCCAGGCCCTGCAATAGAATTTTTTATTGTCTCATGGTTTGCATACTGTGGGTATAGAGCATATAAGTACTTTTTAGGGAGATTTGACAAGGAATCTGATAACGAGCAAATCAACAGCTAAATGGAACTAAATAAAAAGTACATTGAATTTATGCTAGACAATGTTATTGGCTCTAGTATAAGGGTTCAATTGCCAAAACCTCTAGAAGCTGGAAAGGTGATGTGGGTTAAACTTGGCCCTGTAGTCTACATGAATGTTGATTTGGAAGTAGTTGAAAAATACTCACGCTCAGTTAAATTTAAACTGAAGTTTGATAAATATGAAATTGAGGAATTGATATTCCTTCCTGTAGAATCAGCTCCAATGAGCATCAAATCAAAGTTAATTAGCAAGATTGAAAAATTGGTTTTTAAAACCCTTCTTGATGATGGAAGACGCGATGATATTGTAAAAATGTACGAAGACAAGCAAAAGCATATCAATTCAGAAATATTAAAAGTTGCAACTAAAATCAAAGAGCTTGATAATCCAAAGGCCAATTATGCACATACGACGCACTGTCCTCGTTTAAGTCTTTTAAACTTTGAAGGTGACCTTTTTAGAGCATATGACCTGTTGGATGGTAGATTTACAATTGTGAACGAAAAGCACAAAGATGTAGTTACTACTGATGCCCATGGAATCTTAAAGTACATGGAAGGCCCAGGAAAACCAATTGTAAATTATGATGGAAAGACTTGGATTATACCGAAACAACATGAGAATGCCAGACCAACCAAGGATGCTCTTTACAAATTTCTTAAATTAGAACTTCCAGTAATAAATAATTAAATGAACCAATTAGATAAACAATACACAGACCTACTTCAGGATATATTAGACAATGGTGTGGTTAAAGGTGACCGGACGGGTACAGGAACAATCTCAGTATTTGGAAGACAAATTCGGCATAATATGAAGGATGGGTTTCCACTTCTTACAACTAAAGAAATGGCATTCAAATCAATTGTAACAGAATTACTTTGGTTCTTACGAGGAGATACAAATATTAAGTATTTGGTTGATAATGGATGTAACATTTGGAATGGAGATGTTTATAAGAGGTATTCAATTACGATGGGGATGACTGGTCAAGTAGAATCATTAACACATAAAGAATTTGTAGAGAAGATTAAAACAGATGATGAGTTTGCTAACAAATGGGGTGAGTTAGGTCCAATTTATGGTAAGCAATGGAGAAGTTGGAGTGGTGTTAATTACTTGAATAGGGTATCTAATAATATGAGCACACCTAAAATAGACCAAATCCAAAATTTAATCAACGACCTTAAAACAAATCCAGACTCAAGACGATTAATGGTTAATGCTTGGAATGTTGGAGAATTAGACCAAATGGTTCTTCCTCCTTGTCATTATGGATTTCAAGTTTATACAAGAGAGTTGAGTATTGAAGAAAGATTTAAGATTTACAAAAATTCAAATATTGAAGGTAGGGTGTTACAGAATCATATAACATCAATAAACTTTAAACAATTTCATTTTGATGAAGCAAATATCCCAACAAGAGCGATCTCTTTAATGTGGAATCAGCGTTCAGTCGATACATTCTTAGGTTTACCATTTAACATTGCAAGTTATGGATTGTTATTAGAAATCCTTGCAAAAGAAGTTAATATGGTTCCTGATGAGTTAATTGGAAATTTAGGCGATGTTCACCTTTATTCAAATCATATTGAACAAGCAAAGAAACAAATAGGAAGAGAATTAAAATTCCCGGAAAGGACAGAAATGTTAAAAGACAAAATGGGTGAGGAACAATACAATAAAGCAGTTGATGAATTAATGCCATTTGGCGGAGGTATGAGTGATTATTTTGAAACTTATAAGATTCCATACAGTACTAGCGAACCTTTTCCATTACCAACATTAAAAATAAACCCAAATAATAAAATGAGAATAGGTGGTGGAATATTTACATATGATAGAGGTGATTTTGAAATGGAAGATTATCAGGCGCACCCAACTATTAAAGCACCTCTAAGCAACTAATATGAAAGAACAAAGGGCAAAAGTTCGTAAAATAGTTAAAGAGTGGAAAGAAGCCACCAATAAAGAAATTTGGGAAGGTGTTAGAGATAACTTTATATTTGCTTTTATTGGAGCCACATTAGTAGTATTTATAGCAACAAAAACTGACATTGCAGTTCTGCTAGGTTATTTGACATACTATTCTTTTATGGGTAAGATTTTAAATAGACCTAAATATGTCACAGATTTCGGAAAATTGATAGTGTTTCCAATACCGTCTGCGATTGGAGCCTTCGTAGGATATAAATTAAGTTACATTTTATTGGGTATCATATCGTGATATATAATTAATGAAAACATTTAAAGAATTTATAATCGATGAGGCCAAAACAATCGGACAAGAGCGTATTGAACCTAACCAAGAAATTAATCCAGTTGAACCTGGAAATGGAGAAGACCCAAGATTGGTAAAAATCCGACAATTCAAAGGAACTGTTGCAGATTATGCAAGTTACTGGGAAGATAGGATTAATGGAGATATATAAACTGGTACTAAAACCTAAAATATCTTAATACAATGGAGTTTATCGAAGCAGAAGCCACTTTGATAGACATTCCAAGGGTTAAAGAAAAGATTAACGAGGATCAAATTAATGAAGTAGTCAATTTTGACTGCGATTATTTTGATTTAGATTACTATGAATCGGAAGACTTGGTAATGTTTGGAGTTGGCGGTCCGGGTTAAAAGAATTAAAGCGTATCTTATGGTACGCTTTTTTTATTGAAATATTTCAATAAAAGTTTTACCGTGTCAGGTTTTTTGTTTATATTTACATATTAATATTAAACACTAAATTATGATTTACACTTATTGCAAAGATTCTTTAGCATTTAAAAGGATTAGAACATCTATTTATTTTAAGATTGGAACCATCTTTTTAATTATGTTTATTAGCGCGAGTTTTATCGCGTACCAGATTGGACTCAGTAATTCTATTCAAAATTTAACAAGTGAGGAGAGAATTACCCTCATTAATGAGAAGGATGCTTTTAGTAAGGAGAAAATGGCAACCATGCTCTCTGACTTAAACGTAAAGTACCCATGGATTCCTATGGCGCAATCAATGATAGAGACTGGCCAATGGAAGAGTGAAGTCTTCTTTGAGAACAATAATCTCTTTGGTATGCGAGAGGCTAAGTCCAGGATAACGACTTCAATCGGCACCAATCTTAATCATGCCGAATATAATTCATGGAGAGAAAGCGTCTATGATTATGCATTCTACCAGAGTCGATACTTAGGTAATATCAAAACTGAGGCAGAGTACTATCAATACTTAAATGCAAGCTATGCCGAAGACCCAGGATATATTAAAAAAGTCAAACAAATCGTTGAAAGTTCCCATCTAAAGAAACTTTTTAATTAATGGATATATAATCTATAAAAAAATAAATTATATTATGGTAAATCCAATGACTCTCAGTGATGTAGTGGTTAATACACTTAATGCCAGAATTGGTGATGAGTATACT